TCTTGCTGAAAATCGGCTAACGCCTTAAATAGATTTTTCATATCTGTTTGTTTTTGGTTATGATGTAAATATACTAAAATAATCTTTGTTGTGATATATGTTGCTCAATTCTTTTTATACTCGCTTCAAAATAATCTTTATCTAATTCGCAAGCTGTTAGTTCAAAACCTAGATTGTGACAGGCGATAGCGATACTTCCTGAGCCTAAATGAGTGTCAAGTATTTTGTCTCCCTCTTTTGCGTAGTCCATTAAAAGCCATTCGTAAAGACTTATCGGTTTTTGAGTCGGATGATGTTTTTTACTTGTCGATGTATTACCTTCTAAATTTCCGTAATACCTATAATCAAATTGCTTTGCATTTTTATCAAATGAAGTCCAAGCAAGTTCTCCATCTGCAAAATTTTCAACGGGATTCCCCTTATGCCAATAAATAAAACAACGCCCTCCGTAATTCCATATAAATGGAAAATAATTCCCTCCCCATATAATTTGATTTTTAGATACTCTGAAAAGTTCTTTAAAATATTTTTTATTAGGCGCTATATTCCATTCCCTGTGCTGTTCTTTTTGCCTAAAATTAAATATATCCGTTTTTTTATCTCCATAACCATAGGGCGGGTCTACAATAGCCAAATCAAAGTAGTTGTCAGGATAACGAGACATTAATTCCATGTTGTCCTCGTTCGTTATTGTTAGTTTATCTGTTACTTTCATACTTCGCTATCTTTTCGTTTAACTTAATTAATAGTTCTTCTTTCTCGTGTTTAAACCACTTCTTCGTTGAGTTGGCTCTACGTGCTAAGTCGTCTACGTACTCTCTGCCGTATTCTTTCTCTAACCAGTAAGTAAATTCTGTCGGCGTCTTATGCGCTGAGAAGCTACTTGAAAACGTATGATGAGCTACACAGAGACATATTCCGTTTGTTTCGTCCCATCGTACTGATCGATTCGATCTGCTAAAAATATGATGACTATTTAACGTCGTTGTCTTACCGCAGTATTCACATTTCATTCCCGCTTCGAGCTTTACTAACTTACTCCAAGCCTCATCCAGTTTTCCATCTATTCCTTTTAATTTCTTCATTTTCTAAATATTACTATCATACTAGGGAAGGGGGCAGAATTTTTACTGCCACCAAACTTCAGTCTACCTTTACAGAATCTTATTTCTTTTGCGAATGGTAAAACGTATCTATGAAACCATCTAGTGTCTGTTCTGCTTGGTATTAAAAATACTATTGTCTTTCCTTTATTAAACTCAATAAACCCCTTTTCAATCCACTTACTTATCTCACTATATGGGGGATTACAAAAAGTGCTACTCCCCCATTCATTACTTAACCCGTTATATACTTCTCTTTCATCTTTAAAAAGTGTATTTTCAAGTTTTGGGTATGTATTAAGTGGACATGGGTCATAGTTAAATTTAAACTCCTTATTCAGATCTTCATATATTTTCGGGGGTGTGCTCCAAGAATCATTCCCGCTACTAAATAAAACATCTCTACCTTTCATCATCCTATTATTTTAAATCCTCTTTGTATTGCTTTGAATTCTGAATATACCTCGTATGCGTTCCAATCAATCATTCGCTGAATGAACTCTTTTAAGTCGTCACCCTTTAGCCACTTCTTTGGGATGTCGTATTGCTTGTATTGTATCTCAACGCACCACTCCTTACCGAAGTCTGTTATTATTCCCTCGAATCTTCCGTTGTTGTAGATTCTCCAAGAGCTGTCTGTTAGTTGTTTAAGTTCCATTAGAAAGGAAAGTTATCGTTATCGGGTTGTAAGTTACTAAAATTTTCCATACTTGGGACATAGTCTCCTTTTGGTGATGCGTATCGCTTTACGTGTTCAACTGGACTAACTACATCTAATTCATAATAAGTAAAGGTTTTCATATCAAACCAAAGTTCTATATTTCCCAAAGTTCCAACCGCTCTTGGTTTCATTTTATGGAAGTATATCTCTGCTCTGTTATCTGTTACATCTTCTCTATGGACTGTAATCATACACTTACCACTATTGAACCATTCAGAGCCGCCTTTTAAATCGTAAGGACTTGGTGCGGGTCTCTTGCCGTTCTCCTTTTCAGTTAGCTTCGGGTGTATAATTGTGTGTAGATGTAAATTGTGGTCTTCAGCTATTTGATTTCTGTATGGAAGTACAACCTCTAAATAAGTAGCATACCCGCCATAGTCTCCGTAAGGGTGTGACATATCTTTCCACGAGTCAATACACGCAGTTTCTAACCCTCTTTCATTCTTTAACTTAACAGCGAAATCCCAAAACTCAAAGGGCGTCATCTTTCCCTTTACATCTTCTTTAGTTAGTATGTAGAAGTGTTCTGTTATCCAGTCTAATTCTCTGTCAATCTCTTCATCTGTTATCACGTTGTCATAGTCAGGGTTGAAAGTCTTACCTGTTTTTTTATGGATAAGATCGGATATAATCTCCACGTTGTTACCAACATCGGGAAAATATACTAGATGTTTCCAACCATACCACATAGAGGTGTTTAGAAGTAGCTCCATTAGAACTTGTGTTTTTCCGCTTCGTGGGAATCCAGTCCAATCAGTACACGTTCCTAACATCATCGTGTAGTGGTCGTTTAAGCTATCCCAACCTAACCATTTACCTTTCTCGTGGTATGTATCTCTATACACCTTTAAAGGTTGTTTAACGTCTTCAGGTGTTGTTATCTTAAATCCTTTCATCTATAAGTTGTTTAGGAAGTCTTTTGCTTTTTGTTGTTTATCGTCTTCGATGTTTGAGTTTAGATATTTAACAAAGTTATCATTTCTTAAATAATGTGCTGGAATGATCATCTTGTTATCTTTAGCCCATTTACTAACAGACATAGCTTTAAACGCATCCTCAAAATCTTTAGGTGAATATTTAGCCTTCTTTAACTTCTTCAGGTTGTTTACGTCTGTGTCTGTTAAACTCATAAACCTCCCCTCTTTACCGCAGTATTTTTTCTTCATTGAATTAAACCAATTTAGAAAACCCTCTACATTTAGTTTTTGTTCTTTCTCTTCTTCTTTCTCTTCTTCTTTCTCTTGCTGTGAGGGGCTCCCCAAGGGGCTCCCCAAGGGGTCTTGGTAGGCACCCGTAAGTGCTTGACCTGTAGCATCTTGCCAACCTTTAACACTTTTCTCTATTGCGTTTATCTGACTTATGTATGCGAACTTTGCCATACCAGTTAGTTCAGGGTCTTCGTTAAGAAACTGCTTATTGATCACCGCCAATAGAAACGCAAGTTTATCTTTGTCCTTTTCAAGTTCGTTAAGAACATCGAAGTAACTACGCATAAAGTTGAACGCTTTTCTTTTAGTCTCTTTCATTAGTTCCAGTTGATTAAATTGTTCTTAACCAATATTGGCTCATCCTCTTTACTGACAACTATTATTTTGCCATCAATAACTAATTTGAATCCCTCAATTTCTCCATCCCAATCTGTTTCAACAATAACTGCTGAAACTCTTTCAGGTCTAATAAAAAGGTCTGTCTTATCTAATCGTATCATATATAAATTGATTTGATGAAAAAACCCCTGCTCAAATGCCGTGCTTCCACCTACGACACCCAAACAAGGGTTAAACTAAATTTCTTGACCTATGTTGTGGAAGCGGTCGTATAAATATAACGTAAATAATCTAAAAAGGTTGCAACTTAAACAACTTTTTTTACTTCTTTTCTGATTAAATTCTTAACGTATCTTCGTTGGTATTCCAGTTGAAGTTGTTTCATTGCTTGGTTAACTCTTAAATGCTTATGCTCTGCGAATAAACCATCTTCTATTGGAAACTCAAACTTAACGTCTGCTATTACATTTTGATAGTCTTCATACCTTTTAAGCTCGTGGTATCTCTTAATCCCGTTTATAACCGTTGCGTGATCTAGTCCGAAAGCCTTTCCTATCTTCTCGAATCCACACCCTTTAGATCGTAGGAAGTAAAATAGATACTGCCTTCTCCACTTGTCTTCGTTTCTCCTGCTATATTCAGGTGTCTTTTTAGATAACCCGTATTTAATAGCATATTCTTCTACTCTATTAATCATTTCGTCAATTCTTTATTAATATGCTTAAATGTGTCCGTGTAGTTTAACCTCTCATCAGGTTGCACTGTCTTCTTAATCGGAACGTAGACGTTACTATCCCACGTTTGTTCTTCTAGCTTTCCAGTACGTCTGAAGAACTCTCTTAATTTACTTACTTCTACTTTCATTGTTTTCTCTTATTAATTCAATACTCTGCTCTAACTGTTTAATCTTATCTTTATTCTCATAAAGTTCAGCTTCGTGTTCCATAGCTGCGTGAAAATAATCTCTATAATAGCAGCTTTTAATTCTGTGTTGAAGATATACGTTGTCTTCTTTTAATCTTTCAATCGCTTCTAGCAACTGCACCTCGTGATACATTTCTTTGTTTGTCATTACTTCTTATTTATAATTACTGTTCTTACTTGTTTCCAGTGCTGAAGTCTTCCGATATAGTATTGCTCCATCTCTATATCACAGTAGTTTAAATACTTTAGATAATGGTTAACCATATCGTCTGCCATCTTTAAAGGTAGGTCGTAGCTCTCGCACCACTCTACATCTGTTTTGATTTCTTCTTTCATTTGTTTTCTTGTTTTTGTTTGTTTGACATATTCAAATATACACTTTCTCAACAAACTATCAACAATGTTAATAATAAAAAGATTTTATAGATGTGTATAAGAATTGTTTATATATAAAAAAAGAGCGACCCAAAAG